CTAAGAAGCTGTTAAAAGCTTCTTTTTTTATGCAATTCTATTACCATTATTTACTACTATACATTACGTATAATAAGCGTATAATAAGAAATATAAAGACAAACGAAAAACAAATAAAAAATACAAAGGAGATTAAAAAAATGACTTACTTTAAAAACATTCAAACTATAGAGGAATTAAAAAAAGCTTACAGAGTTTTAGCAATGAAATTTCATCCAGACCGCCCAACTGGTGATTTGGGAATAATGAAAATAGTTAATAATGAATATGATTTCTTATTAAAAAATCTTAAAGAAACAGCAAATGTAAAATATAATGAATATGAATACGCTGAGAACTTTAAAAATATAATTGATAAATTAATAAAATGTAACGGTTTAATAATGGAAATATGCGGTAGTTGGTTGTGGGTAACTGGTAACACTAAGGAAAATAAAACAATCTTAATGGAAAATGGTTTCAAGTGGAGAAGTAAAAAAGTTGCATGGTCTCTAGGTGATAAATCAAAAGTTCACCACGCTGAATTAAGTATGGATAAAATAAGAAATTTATATGGTAGTAAAATTGTAAAATCTCCAGAAAAACCCATTTTAGAATAACATAGGAGGGAATTTCCCTCCTTCTTTGTATGCGTACAGTTCCCAAATAAATTTTACATATGTGCGTACAGTCCGCAAAATTATTTATGTGCGTACTGTCCGCATATTTTTTTATGTGCGTACAATTAATTTTTTGTATAAAAAAAAGAACTAAATTAATAGTTCTTAATTTCTGTCATATAATTTGTTTAATCTTTCTATTTCAGAATTTGCTGCTTTAAATTTAAGATAAAAATGTATTGCTATATACGTAATCCAAATAATATATAAAATGATTGATACTTTTTGTTGTATAGGCATTATTTTACCGCCTTTAATGCTTTTACTAAATGTGCGGCAAAGTCTAAATGTATTAACATTCTTATATATTCAGATTTATTTGATATTCCTAATCTTTCCATGTTCTTTACTATCATATCTTGTTCTTCCTCAGTTATTGGCTTAACATCTATTCTGTTTATATATTTCATATAATTTCCCTCCTTAAAAGGTTTTTACTATCTCTAATAATACGCTTATATAACGTATTTGTAAAGATGTAATAAATTCCAGTTAAGGAAGGATAATAACAGGCAATAGGGAAGGGTATAAAGTTTTTTCTTTACACCCCATGGAAACATGAATAAGACATATATGTTTAACAATACAAGTATATCATGATTGGTATGTAAAATAGTGCCATCATAGTGCCAACTTTATAAATTCAATAACTTAGATGTTAATTCATATAAAACTGGTTTTAGTTTTCTATTTAATTCCCTATATTCGTCAATTAATTGCTGTTGTTCTTCAATTTTATCTTCCATTTTATTCCTAGCTATTGGAGAAAATCTGCTTATTTCCATTCCTTCGAGTTTGTGAATATATTCTGGCGAAAATCTAATGGTTGGTACACCTTTACAGGTTGTTAATATTCCTTCTTGTCTCCATTTGTCTATAGATTTTTCAGATACTTGCCATCTTTTAGCTAAATCTGCTTTTGTATATAAACATTCTTCCATTTTTAATCCTCCCATAATTGAGAAGACATATCTGTTTCTTTTGGTTCATTAGTATTACCTTGGATATAATCAATATCAATAACTGAACCATTGTCTAACTCGTCAAAATGTTCTCTAAGATATATATGTGCAATCCTTATTTCTTCTATCTTGTGCATATAAGGGTCAGTTGTTGCTACATCATTTCCTCCACCGTCTAGCGGTGTAACTAATATATAATTTTCAATATCTTTTGGGTATCTTCCATATCCAGAATGAAACAATAGAGTTGCAGATTGTAGGTTTTCTGCTGATAGTCTAGTTGCTAATATTACAATAAGTGTTGCTGGTGACCTTAATTCAAATACTTTGCTTATCATTTGTAATCCCTCCAAATATAATTAATGACATTTTATCTAGTGCTTGTTTTCTTAATCTTTTCGCAGTTCTTTCGCTAACACATATCTTATAACAAAATTCATAATAATACTGGTTTTTTATACATCTTTGACTAATAATAGTTTTTTCTATTTCGTTTAATACCTCCATAGCTTTATCAATTGCATTAATCGTGTTTTTCATCTTGTTTATATTTTCATAGATATTCAATTTATCAATTTGTAATATTGCAATTTCTATTGATGAATTAAATTTATTTGTTTTACTAAGTTTTGGTTTAGAATAATTAACTCCAAGTCCAGTTTCAATAATATCAACTATATTTGTTTCTAAGTAGGCAATTGAACTTTTAAAATAATCATAGTTTTTTAGCATTAAAATAATTTCCTGTTCATTCCTCATTTTAAACACCTTGTCTTTCTGCTACCATGTCACCCTCTATTAGTCTTAACTCAAATTTTAAAACTAATATCTTTTCATAGCATACGTTTCTATCACTTTCCCTAACATCTTTCAAAAATCTTAATTTAGCAACTTCTTCATTACCTTTTGCAAGTTCATTGCAGCTGCTTCTAGCAATACCATCTTCTGTATTTAGTCTAAAAGCTTCTTTTTGCCATGCAATTGTATATTCGCATCTAGCTTTTGCAAAATTCCTACCTACTTTACCAAAATAAGTAATACATTCATTTAAGTTTTTAACAATAGCTTCTCGTTTTACCAATAATTCTTGCATGTTTAACCCCCTTATTATTGTATTACAGTTAAATTAGTGTAAACATATTGTAAACACTAGCTTTAAATTGTTTACGCTTTATTATGGATTATTTTTGTAAGATGCAATAAACTATTTCCCTTTTTTACCATAATTTATTGTCGATTCTGTTTCGTAAAATGCCTTAGCTTCAAATGCTTTATCATCTGCTATACTGTCTATAAGCATTGTTATAGCTTCAAGTTTGTATCTTCGAGTTAATCCAAATAAATCTTTAATAGTCATATCTAATATTTGTGTATTCATAATATCCCCTTTCAGTTGTTACGAATTATATTTGTAAGCCGAACTAACTTAATTAAATTTCATGTATATAACCACTAACTCTATCAATCGCAATGTTGTAATATTGTTCGTCTTTTTCAATTCCTATATACTTTCTATCCGTATTCATACAAGCCATTAGCGTACTTCCACTACCACATGTTAAATCAACTACTAAATCATCCTTATTGCTAAAAGTCTTTATCAAATCCTCTAGCAACAATACTGGTTTCTGTGTTGGGTGTAATCCTTCAAAATCTTTTTTATATTTAAGTATATTGGATTTATATTTATTGCCTTCCCATAAATTAAATGTACTTGGATATTGTTCATTCATCTGTTTCATTAAATTTTGTCTATATTTATTATCTACTTCTTTAATTTCTGAAAATATTTTAAATCCTTGTATTTTATCAATTCTAAATATAGTTATTAACTCATTATATGTTTGTTCAGTACATAATAAAAATTGTGTGCTATCAATATAAAAAGTATGTTCAGCCTTTCTATTCCCTAGTTTTGTATTAATCTGTTTTAAATTTAATCCTATAAATTCCATTACTTTTTTAAAATATGGTCTTAATGGATGTATACCTTCAAAATCATATTTATGATGGGTTTTACTGAATATCAATATATCTTCAATATAACTTACAGGTGCTTTATTAACTGTTAAGCAGTTAGCAAAGTGCATTTTATCCCAATACATGTTATAACAATATGGTAAATCTGGAATTGCCTTATTTATTAATTCTGTAGTAAATGGTTGCTGAGCAGTTAATATCATTTTCCCGTTTTTTCTTAATATCCTATCAGCTATTTGCATTATTTTGTCTGTGTCTACAACATTATCCCAGACAGAATTAGTCAATCTCTTATACCTTTCAATGTTTTTGCCTAACCCTTTTATTGTTCCATATGGTAAATCTGTTAATACTAAATCAACTGAACCACTTTCAATTTTTTCACTTTCTACCAAACAATCACCATGTATTATTTTATTATATTCGTACATTTAATTCCCCCTATAATTCTAATTGTTAATATCTGTAATGTTTCGTCTTATTCTCATAATCCCCACTAACTAAATATCAATATATTTTCTATTTTTGCCCTTTCTCCTAGATATTCAGCATACATAATCATAGCTTTTAATTGTCCATTTAATAAATCATAACTACATGAAGGTTTGAAGTTAAGTTCACCTTTTTTATACTTTCTAAGCATTACACTTAATCCATCTATTCTAATTAACAATTGTGCATATTCACCCTTAAATCTTTCTTTATATTCTGTACTGTTCATCATTTCTACTGTTTCATTTAATTTCATAATTTTATCTCCTATAATCTGGCGACTCATTGTCATAACAACAATATTTACATTCAGCACAATCATTTATATAACATATTTTTTGTAACATAATTTCTCCTTTATTTATCTTCACTGAAAATTGCATTATCTTCGTCAATAATATCAATTCCACACTCATTAACTGTGAACCATATATTGTTCCATCCACCTTGTCTATCCCTATAAACCATAACTTTATCGTAATCCTCTGGTTTTAATCTTTTTAAAAAATCATTAACTGTCATAATTCCTCCTTTTCTTATGGTAAATATTTACATTAATATTATATTTGTAATCTGCACTAAACATAATCATATTCACACCCACAATCTAAACAAAAATATCTTTTTCTATAATATATATTTCCTTCTCCATCAAACTCTCTAGTATATTTTGTATAAAAGAAATTTAAACTTCCACACTTAGGACACATATAATTTCTCCTTTCGTTTAGTTCGCCTTTTATTCATAATCCCTCTTTAATCAATGACATAAATCTGTTTGCAATCCTTGTTTTTCTCTCTAAACTTATCCATTCATCTTCAAATGCTGTTATAAAACAATAGTTTATTTTACTATCTACTGCTTTACAATATTCTTTAAAGGTAAATTGTGCTAGTTGCCTTGACACTATTGTCATTACTCGTTTAGACATCATTATTCTAACCAACTTTGATACATTTTCATCCAGTTTTCTAAACTCATAGTTACCAACCATTCGCATCTATCTTTCCTGTGAAATACTGCTGGTAGTTCATCATCTTTTGCATCTGAGTTAGCTTGTGAAATAGCATTGTATATGTTAAGATGTTCTACCCTCTTAACCTCGATATGTATCATTGGAAGACCCACAACGTCTGCATCACCATTTGAACCGCTGAATTGTTGACCTCGCCTTGTGTCATAACCATACTCTTTAAGTTTAGACGATAATTCCCTTTCACCTCGACAACCTTTTGCCCTACTATTAATTTTCATTTTCCCCTATGTACCTCCAATCGCAGTTATTTACATCTTTTAATATTTCGTTATAATTTTTATTCATATCAATTATTTTACAAGTATGTTTGCAGTTATAAAATATATAGCAATCAAAACAACATGTTCCATTTCCTTTGCAATCTGTTTCAAAGTTACATTTCATTATAATTTCTCGAATGTATCTAACCATTTAGCAGTTACAGGCATAATAGCAATATCAATTTCTTTCTGATAGTTATTTTCCATTTCAATTCCTTCAATACTATTTCTTGATAAATAGTGTTTACAATTACATTTTTCTGTATTGCATACACTTATAGCAAACCAAAAACAATCATTCATTATTTTTCCTCCTAATTTTCATACCATTCTATATCGTCAATTTCTGCATTATATTCTAGTTCTTTTGCCGCTTCATCTATTGCAGTTCCATTTATTTCATCTTCTGTTGCATCATCTTTAACACAAAATTCAACTTCAACTTTAAATTTAACCCAAGCTTGGATTTTTTTCATAATTTCCCCCTATAACTAATACATTCTTTCCCATTCTCCATAAATTTTCCCTCCCATAGCTTTACGTATTTCATCCTCAGATAAATTCCAGCTATAATATAAATCTTGTATTTGAAATTTGAGTATCATGTCAAGCCTATGTCCTCGAATACCATGTACCCCTTCATCACCTCTATGGCATCTAGTGCATAGCATTATGCAATTAGATACTGTAGCATCAACTTTTCTTCTGAGTATGTGGTGGAGTTCTAAGACACCCTCTAGTCCATACGTTCCAACTTTGCCACATATCTCACATCTTCCTTTGCTTCTATGAAAAACCTCTTTATAAATTAAGTTATTCATCTTTAACATGTCCAGCTTTATTTCTAGGTTTCCAAATGTAATGTCTTACTGTTCCATAAGCAAACCCATAAAAATTTGCTATTTCAGTTATGGTACTTCCTAAATCATACATTCTATTAATTTCCTGTAGAATTGGTACAGTCATTGTTATTCTTTTTTGTTTAACTTTTTTAGTTTTATAAACTGGTAATGCTTTTAATAAATGAGTTTCTTTATATTCCTTATTTTTTAATTCAACTAATGCTTTTCTTATTGCTGTTACAGAAACATAGGCATCATTATCGGTTAAATAATCTTCAATCTGCAAAATAGCTTCTTTATCTGTCATGGCAACCTCCCTTTTCTTTAAAATGGTTGTTCTCCATCATCCATACTCATAATATCGTCTATACCTTCAATTGGTTTTTCAATAGTTTCTTTCTTTTCACCCCATTCAAGCACCTGTACTTGATTAATAATAACGTCTGTAGTATATATTTTAATTCCTTCTTTATTTGTATAATTTCCTAGTTGTAATCTTCCATCAATTGCAATCAATTTACCTTTACAACTCCAGTTTGCAATGAATTCTGCTGTTTTACCAAATGCAGTACAGTTTATAAAGTCAACTTCCTTATTATCTTTGGATTTTGTGTATTCTCTATCAACTGCCAATGTAAATTTACAAAGTGCAGCACCACTTCCAGCTAAAAACTTTAATTCTGGTTCTTTACAATTTCTACCAATCAAAATAACTTTATTCATCTTGTTTTATTCTCCTTTTAATTTTATTTATGACTTTCATTTCAATTCTGCTAACATAACTTTGTGCAAAATGAATTTTTTCTGCTATTTTCTTTTGACTTATACCTTTAATACACAATTTCATAATATATTGTTGTTTAGGATTTAAACTTTTTATAACTGTTTCAACAATTTCTTTAGTTGCAATATAATTAATCCATTCATCAATATTATTTCTAGCTTCTAGTGCTTGCATTTTTTCCCATGCATTATATTCTTTATCTGTGCCAACATCAAAAACTAAACTAGAAATTGGAACTGTTAAAACTTCTCTTCTATCACTTCTCAACCGCATTAGAATTTCATTCTGCATACATTTAACTGAATAGGTGGCAAATGAGATATTTTTTTCAGTTTTGAAACCTTTTGAAGCTTTAAATAAACCTAATGTGCAATCACTTATTAATTCATCAATTGTCAATTTGCCATTTAACTTAATATTCCATTTATTAGCTATAAAATATGCTAACTTCAAGTTATCATTTACTAGTATTTCCCTATCACTTAACATATTTTATCCTCCTAAACTCTAGCTATTGAACCAAATAATTGAAAATTTCCCATCCATAATAATTTTGTAGTTCCAATTCTGCCATTTCTATTTTTGCCTATTATTACTTCTGCAATATTCTTTTCATCTGTAAATTCGTTATAATATTCATCTCTATAAAGAAACATTACAATATCAGCATCTTGTTCTATACTTCCGCTTTCTCTTAAATCTGAAAGTACTGGTCTTTTATTTTCTCTTTGTTCACAAGCACGAGAAAGTTGTGCAAGTGAAATAACCGTTATATTAAGTTCTTTAGCTAAACTCTTTAAATCTCTTGAAATTTCGCTTATTTCCTGTTCTCTACTACCTTTTTTATTACCAGTGATAAGTTGCAAGTAGTCAATAAAGACAACATCTAACCCTTCTTGAAATTTTAATTTCTTACATTCTGCTTTGATTTTTGTTATATTAATACTTCCAGTGTCATTAATATAAAGTTTTCTATTAGCTATACTTGCAGTTGCTTCACCAACTTTTACCCATTCATCTTTATCAAGATTTCCATTTTTAATTTTCTCAAATTCTATTAAACTTTCTGCTGCAATCATTCGATTTATTAATTCATTTTTAGTCATTTCCAAACTAAAAATAGCAGTATTAGAAAATCTTGAAATATTAGCAGCTAAATTTCCAGCAAATGCTGATTTCCCCATTGATGGTCTAGCAGCTAGTATAATGACATTTTGTTTCTGCAAACCATTTAAAGTTTTATCTAATTGTTCATAACCAGTTGCAATTCCAGTTAATTTTCCTTTATTTTTGTAAATATCTTCAATTCTACTTAACCCTTTTTCAGCTATACTACTAATATTTTCAGTATTATCATCTTCTGCAAAAATACTTTGAAACAATCTATCCTCTGTTTCTTTCATAACATCTACAGAAATTTGGTTATCATCATAAGCTTTTTCTTGTAATTCATTTGCAATCCATAATAATTTACGCTTATTGCTTTTTTCTTTGACTATTGCAATATAATATTTAAAGTTAGTAGAAGTGATAACTTGTGTTAATAATTCTGAAAGATATGTAATACCTCCTATATCATTTAAAAAAGCAAGATTTCGCAAACTGTTTGCTACACTAATTAAGTCAATAGGAACACTTTTCTTATACATTTTTTCCATGATTGAATAGATTTTCTGGTTACTGCCAAAGAAAAAGTCTTTACTAACCAGTGAACCAATACAATTATCCATTTGTTTACCATCTTTAATTATGCAACCTATTACTGCCTGTTCTGCTTCAATTGAATTTGGAATATTTGCTACCATCATAATTTCCCCCTTTTAATCTAATAGTTTGTAAGAAGCTGAACCACTAGTTTTTTTAACATCGTCTTTAAGTTGGTAAACACCTTTCCAGTTATTAAAAATACTTTGATTTAAAATTTCTATTTTAGTTTTGTCATCTTTACTTAATTTTTCTAAGTTTGTTTTTAATATTGTTATTGCCCTATCTGTCATTGGTTTTTTAATTTTATTTCTCATAGCACTAAATTCTAAAAAGCTTTTGTTTAAATCTTCATTTTCACTAAAAACCTCTATATGTTTTTCTTTATATTCTTTCTTAATTGGTTTATTAACTGGTTTATTATATGGTATAGGTTCACGTGTATCTGTAATTTGATTTACAGGTTCGTGTAATACGATTTTCGTGTTTGTGTAAATGGAAGTTATCATATCGGTTAATGCAAACCATCTTGTTCTGTCATAAGGAGAAGTATTATAATTTCCTATTAAAATACATTTTTTAGTTTTTAATGAAGTTATAATCCTTTCTATTTGCCTATTACTCCAATATGGATACCATTCGGCAAACCCTACTGCACTATTGTATGTCCAATATTTTCCATCTTCAAAATGCTTCTTATTAGCTTCATTCTTTTTTATCCAGAAAAATAAATTCTCTATTACAATTGCTTCATCTACCCCATAAAGTTCAGCAATTTCAATACAAAAACTGTGGTTCATGTTCTCGCCCCCTATTATTTGTTAAGTATCTTATTCGTAATTTGCAAATATTCAACTGCTGTTAAATCATCTATGCTAGTTTTGTTAAAATCTTTAAGAATAGTTTTCTTTAACCTCATTAATGACAGGCCATGTTCTAATGACAGCTTAGACAACTCCTGTGTGTTATCTAATGGTGGTAAGGAAGTATTGGTTGTCTTATTATTTCCGTTCAATGTAGCACCCTCTGTATGCTTTGTAGGCAATGCCCAAGATGGTAAGGTAGGATTATTTTCTATATACTTACCACCTTTCAAATTAACCCAAGATTGAGGTAAATTATATAAATACCTACCAATACCCCATTGATAGCCACAACGTTTCATAGCATCACTTAAACCACCTTTGGTTTTATCCATATTACTGTCATCTGAACCATCCCATTTAGTAATCCATTCGCTTTTAACTTCATCCCATATTGAAATACCGCATAATTGTGAAACACCTTTCCATTCTTTAAATTCATTCCTCCACCCAAAACAACCAAATATGCCATCTAACCTATTTTGTATTGCCCTATTCGTTATGTAAGCTAGTGCAAGACCTTTAGTTTTTTCTTTATTAGTACTGCCAACCCTCCAAACGACTTCTTCCATTGGGAATGGTGCTTGTAACATCTGCATAATTTTGTTACCATCTATCATCTAATCCTCAATCCTTCCGTTTGCTTTATTTCACAACCCTTTATTTTAATTCCAGCTTTTAAGTCTAGTAAAATCTCTCGTTTATCCATAACTGGAAGTTGCTTAGTAAAATATTTTTTAGGTATCTTCTTTTCATCAATGACATTTATACTTGGTGGACTAAGCTGAATACCTAAGTTGAATAATGGAGTTTTATATTTGTTAAGTCCTAACCTCTGCATTTGTTCAAAAATATAGACTTTGATATTTTCTTTAGTATTTTCTTTTGTCCTTTTTTTATCTTGTAGTCTTTTTATTTCAGTTGCTATTGAAACATTATCACCTTCAATGTTCTTTACAAACTTACACATAGTAACAAGTTTTTCTTGTAAATCCCCCTCTTTAATAGCTTCTAATGCTGAGTTTATAATGGTTTGGTCTATAGCTTCATCTTCTAGCAAGTCTTGAAGATTAATGTATCTATCAGCTATCTCATATAGTTTCATCTTGCACCTTCTTTTCTACGTTTATCTCTTATTCCCACACCTTCCATAGCTTCTCTGAAAATTACTTCATCTGGTAAATTGTAAAGACCAGCTAGTATTTTGATTTTGTCTAATGTTAAGGTAAATACACCTATTTCAATTTTGCCGAAATAAGTATCACATAATCCTAACTTCTCTGCTACAAAATGTCTGGTTAACCCATTCTTAATTCTGGTTTTCTTTAATTCTGTTAGAATTTCTTCTTTTTCAATTTCTTTTTTCATTGTTTAACCCCCTTCTTTATTTCCATAATATTCTTATTCTGAATTATATAACAATTCCAAATTATGCCCTTCCGCTAAGCTATATCAATGCTTGTCCTATTACCTCCGTTTATCTTCACGTATCATAGTTTCTCTATCCATTCTTTTATATCTTAAAATTGGGATATTTTGTGGACTTGTTTTAATACGTAAAATGTCTTACAATTAGGATATGTTACTAATGGGAATAGGGGGAAAATTCATGAATATGGCACAGAAACTTGTTAAAAGTAGACTAGAGAATAATCTTACTCAAAAGCAGTTAGGAGAAGCGATTGGCATATCAATAAGTGTGATAGGAAACATTGAAACAGGTAGTAGAAAACCTAGTAAAAATGTTGCTTTCAAATTATCACAATATTTCAACACAAAAATAAATTATTGGTTTGAAGAAAAAGAAGCAGTTAATTATGTTTTGGGAAGGAATGATTTAGATAATACTAAAAGAATGATTGATACTTTAACTCAGAGAGGATATATAAAAAAAGGAATTGTAGATGATGAAGCATGTGGGTTTCTAATTAAAGCTTTAAAACTTGATTTGCAATTAACAGAAGTTAAAAAGGGGATAATATAAAATGAAATTAAAAGTATTGAAAATATCTTATACAGTAAGAAATCATAGTAATAGATACCAAGTAATTTTTTATGATGAATTTGGAGAAATAAAGCGTGAAGGTAAACAAGGTTTCGCATTAACTAATATAGGTATGAGGGAATGTAGAGAAGTTGCCCGATTGCATATAGAAAGATTAGAAAAACAATATTCTAAATTAGAAAAAAGTAATAATAATGAAGTGCAAACTTTTAAAGAGTTAACTAAAAAATACTTTGCTACTAGGTTAAAAGATAAAGAATTAAATACAACTCATTTATATACGGCTGCATTTAATAGGTTTTCTAGTTTAGATGATAAACTTATTTCTAAATTGAAATTAATAGATTTTCAAGATGTTATTGATAATATGAATATACAACCAGCATCTATAAGAAATTATGTTGTAAAAATCAAAACATTAATGAATACAGCTAATGATTTATATGATTGTGGATTTGCAGCAAATTTAAACAAACTTGAAATTCCAAAAGTTATAATTAATTATGATAAAAAGAAAATATTGAATAATGATGAAGTATTTAGTTTATTAGATAGTATTAAAGATAAAGATAACAATTTTATTATTTTCTTTGCCCTAAATACTGGTTTGAGAATTGGTGAGATTTTAGGTTTAACATGGCAAGATATAGATTTTGAAAATAAAAGAATATATGTAAATAAACAATGGAAATTAAATGAAAAGCATAAATATGACTATGGAGATTTAAAAACAAAATATTCAAGGTTTGTAAATTTAACCGTTGAATTAAAAGAAAAACTAATTGATTATAAAAAAGGTATGTTGATTGACAATGAAAGAATATTCTCTATTTTTAAAAATACACATAATACTGATGAAACATTAAATAAAATTTTAAAACCATATGGAATAACTTTACACAAGTTAAGACATACTTTTGGTTCATTATTAGTTAATAGTGGAATAATACCGTTAAAACAGATTAGTGAAATGATGGGACATTCTATAGAAATGTTATTAAAAACCTATTCACATACAAGTAAAGAAAGTGAAAAGATTGCAGCTGATAATATAGATGCAATTGTAACCCGAAGGAAAAGCGGAAAAAAAACGGAAAAAAAATTACTCTAAAGGTATCGCTTTATGGCAATTGTTAATTCCTAACATATCCTCTTTATGTGACACTATAAGCTAGTTTTAAGCTATTATTTAGAATTAAAAGGGAAATAAGAAACATATAACTATTTTGTACCACAAAAGTATATTATCCGTTGTATCCCTTTAAATAACTCATTCTTTCAGAAGCGGAAAAAGGAAACGGAAAATAAATAGAAAAAAATAAAAAGCACCCCAAATTATAGGGTGCTTAATTCTATGTTTTAACCTCTAATAATTCGCTTTCTGAATTCAGAAGTTCTGTTAAATTAATTAAATTAGTTAATTTTGAAATAATCTCTAGTCTAGCTTTTGTATTTTTATCATTAAGCATATCACCATCCCCTTTAATCTAATAAAGTTTTAAAATGACATATATATCTTGATTTGAGTATATTACTTTATTTCTTGTGTTACAACTTTATCAATCCCCACCAAACGACATTTTATCAAAGCGAAATTCAAAACTCGACCTTATACTTTCTAAACTGACAATATTTATTTACATTCTTTAATAATTACCATAACTTACATATTATATTCAAGATATTATCAGTCTTTATTATCTATTATTCTTTGTTCAGCTGGAGTTAAACTATTATAAAATTCAAGTTGATTTGTTTTACTCATTCCTTGAAACTTTTGTTGTAATGGAGAGAGTTTAGTAAGTGATGCTTTCTTAAATGCAGCTGTTAATAATGGTTGTTGCTTTTCAGTTGGTATATTATATTTTTTAAATATTGCGTCTGTATCTCCACCAGTTGCAACTGCTGAATTAATTTCAGCGTTCATATCAGTTGTGTTCTTAGCACTTGCTGAATTAGATGATTTTAATTTACCTAATAATGCTGATGAAGCTTTTTCTTCTGGTGTTCCTGTATATTTTTGTAACCAGTTATCTTGGAAACTACTTGATGCACTTTTAGAATATCTTGCAGCACCACTTCCAACTAATAATGCTTTTAATGCTTTGTCTACTGGTGTAGTTGGTTCTTTTAATACATTTGTTAATGGAGTTGCACCGAAAGGAATTGGACTTGCATTAGTAGCCACAAATTTAGCATAAGCTAAGTTGTTTTGCATACCTGTATTTGTTGATTTAGTTATTTGCCCATAATAACTAGTGTTAGTTAATAAGCCTAGCATAGTTCTTGCCAATGGTGCTAGTTTACCTTGCAACGACTTAAATGTTCCACCTACTGCACCTGTAGTTTGTATATTAGAAAGTAACTTAGTTAAATCGCCAACACCACTTCTGAATAATGAAATATAAACATCTGGTCTGATTTCAACTTCCAATTCATGCCCTTTTGGGTTTTCATCTGTGTAATGACCTGTTAAAACATGATTTATACCTTCTGTTAATAAACTAGCACCAACTATTGCAGTTGCATATTGTGTTCTAGCTAATTTACCAGCATAATTAGGTTCAAATGCTTTTATAGCTAATCTTACTGAACTTTCTGACCAATCTGGTGCAAGTAATACAAGTCTTTCTACCCTTAAAGTTGTTGGATTTTTATTTAATGCTTTCATGTTTAACCCACCATAAGCAAGATTTACTTCTTCTGCAATTTGTCTTTTTATTCCATCTAATTTTACATTATCTGTTTGTGGGTTTTTGGAAACATAATCTAAAACTTTGTTTTGATAGTCAGTAACTTTTAACCATCTTTGAATTGTACCAAACAAGAAATTACTACTTTTTTCTGATGCTGTTTTTAATAATTTTACTGGTGCTAATATTTTTTTATTTAAGATTGTTGAACCTTGTTCAGTTAACCGTTTCATTGTGTCTATATTTGTAGTAATAGTTGTAGTTGTTAAATTATGTTTAATACCATCAATTTCACTATCTCTAAATGGAGGTGTGTCAATTCCGTTATTATCTTTCCAATGTCTAAGGAAGTCTACCCCACCTTTATTATTATAAAGTGCTTGTGTAGCTAATGTTAGATGATGGAATGTTGAAAAAGATAAATCAACCGCTTTAACAACTCCTTGATATTTTGAAAAACCTTTTAAAGCACCCCATTGTTTAATCAAGTCTTTATCTGTAAGTGCATTAATTCCAGCAACTATCCCTTCATCTGCATAGAATTTTTGGCTTACAATTTTACCTTGACTTGGGAATGACTTTTCTAATCCTTTTATCTCAGATTTTCCTTCTAAATTACTATTTGCAGTTTTATATTCACCAATACCACTTTCTTTAAGTCCGTTTGCAAGTTCTGCTGTTGCATTAGCATGTGCTAAATCTTCATTGTAAATAGAAAGTAAATCATTTGCCCTAAGTGTTACTGGTTCTTTACCATTTAGTAATCCTTCACCTATAGTGTCATAAATTCTAGTTTGACCATGAGAAGTATACTTGCTTAATCCGCTTCTAGGAATACCAGTATTAGCACCTTTCTTGCCTGTTTCTGGTTTCCACATTCTATTAGCATAATCTTCTCTTATTGCATGAGTTGTATCTAGTTTGAATGAATACCTACCAGCTTCATCATAATACTTCTTTACCATATCTACCGCTTTCATAGCATTATCTGATAAATTCAAAGCTTGATTATAAGCATCACGTTTAGTAATTTTAGTATTTGGGATATAACTGTCCATAATTGTGTCTGGATTATTTGCCATATCTTGCAATAATTTCTTATCGCCTCCAGCATCAACAAATAACTGTATTCCTTCCTGTTCATCTGGTGCTAGTTTCTCTATATCTTTAGCTAAATAATTCCCAGCTGCAATTTGTCCATTTTCCTTTTGAACAAATACATCACGTAAAGTTTGAGTAGTATTATTTAGATTTTTCTTTTCAGCGTTTCTTCCAGTTGCACCTGTACTTTCAACTATATTAACTGGACTTGTATCTATATAGGTATTATGGGTATCATCAACAACAGTTTTTTCATCTGGAATATCTATAGGTTTATCAAGAGTTGGTATGCCTTGTGCTTGGTCTTGTGCTTTAACTGTAGTCTTAATATCAGTTGGTGGTTGTTCTCCTATTGGTGCTTTTATTGTTTCATTTAATGGTTTTTCAATCTTAGCTGACATTGTTTGAGTTGGTTTTAAAGGATTGTTAGCTTCTAATGTATTCTTATTTTCTATCTTATTAATTAAATCTGAATAAGATTTATTTGGTGGAATTTCTGTTCCTTCTACACTATAACCATTAGCAAGTCTATCATTTATTAAAATTTCTAGTTTCTTAGAAAGTGCATTATTTTCAGAACCATTATTTTTTATAATATTATTTAATGCCTTATTTATATCAGCATATTTGTTATTACCTTTATCACCAAAATTATCTAATATGTTTGCAACATCATTAGTAACTGCCCTAGGTGTAAATCTTGTAGAAGTATTCCCATGTTCATCTTGAACATGACCATAGCCACCAGAAACACTTGTGTTTAATTCTCCTTTAATAATTTTAGCTTCATCTTGAATAAACGGTTTAGCTTCTGGATGAATAAACTGATATGCTTTTACATTTCTTTTA